ATAGTTAGGACCAGGTCTTGTTCTTGCATACTGACCGTCTGAATAATTAGGACCAGCTACATTACGTGAAAATTGTCCTGTATTATATTGAGGGCCCGGTCTCGATCTAGCATATTGTGGGCCGCCTGTATCTCTTGAAAATAATCTATTAAATACTCTTGTAAACTGCCTAAAGTATGATGCTGGAACTGGTCCTCTTGAATAAAAAGGGCCAAAGAAAGCATTACCGTCTTCACCATTAGCTTCATGCTCTGGCATTGTGTTATGAGGGGATCTATAAAAGACATCAGCGTAATTGATTCCAGGACGTGTACCTGTGAAAAATGATGTATACTGTGCACCTGTTGAATAAGCTTGTGCATACTGCCCTGAATAAACTCTTGCATAGTTAGCAGAATAAACTCTTGTAAAGTTTGCAGCAGAATATTGTGCTGAGTATGCTCTTGTAAATTGTCTAGCGTACTGTGCTGTATATACTCTAGAAAATGAATCATTGTACCCATGATTATATACTCTACCAAACTGTCTTGTAAAGCTGCCTGTATATTGTGGGCCAGGTCTAGATCTACCATAACTACCATAGTATATTAATAAGTATGCAACAGCATAAGTGATCCCTCTTGAGTATGCTCCTGAATAAGAGACAGCATAAGAATTACCTCTTGCATAATTTCTTTGGAACTGACTTGAATATACACGAGCGTACTGACCAGCATATACTCTTGTAAATTGTCTAGTATATTGAGTACTAGAATATTGAGGTCCAGGTGTACTTCTAGCGTATTGTGGTCCATTTCTTAATCTAGCATATTGTGGTCCAGCATAATTTGTACCGGCTACACCTCTAGCAAATGTTGATGTATATCCTCTCGCAAAGCTACGTCCGTATGTACCAGAATAAACTCTTTGATATTGTGAGGCAAATTGTCTCGCAAATTGGCCTCTTACATATTGATCACTATATACTCTTGTAAATTGTCTAGCAAATTGGTTAGCATATTGCGCTGAATATGTTCCTGTATATTGAACACTAGTTATGTTTGGATTTCTATCTGTAGCTGTACCTCTTGCTACCCAGGTACCTGTTGCGGGAGCAGTAGCCTGAAATTTATATTTACCAATACCAGTTGATATAATTCTATTTCTTAATCTAGCTACTAGTGTCTGTATCTCAGTATCAGACATCTCTGCTAAATTAGTAGTAGATTGTTTTAATAGCTTAACTTGTGACGGATTAGTGGCATGAGATGTTTTTCTCCATAGCTTATACGTTACTTTTTGATCATCGTCGTTATTATTATTAGTAACCTCATCATAGAACTGATCTTGTGCAGCCCATGAACCACCAATTGATGGTGCATTAATACTAATATAATATGTACCAGCTGCTGCATATGTTGTATTAGCTTTTGCTATATCATCTAAACATAATTGAGCAATAGTATTATTTAACTCTGTAGATGTTTGCTCTTTAATATGTCCAGGATTAGATGTACCACCATGTGTAGCTGGTACCACCATACTTGTTTCTGATGCTGTTGATACATTTTGCTTAAATGTATATGTTGTTGAACTACCTGAGCCTGTGTATGGATGTGATAAGAGTTCACCTGTAGCAAAATTATCTACAAACGTACCAACACTTGTACCGGATGAATCAATATTAAGGTCACCAACAAAGTCACCAGAACCTGATTCAGTAGCATATTTAGTGTTTATAAGTTTAACAATATAGTCAAGTTCTGCATTCGTTGTAACTTGTACTCCATTATTATAAACCCCGTTTGCATGTGTTCGCAACTTAAGGGGATTGCTCATTATCTACCCCCTAGGCCGGCCAGGCCACATCACCATTAGCGTAATATACTCTGAATGCGTTACCGCCTTCATCTTTTATATCACTATGTATAGACAAGTCTCCTGATACGTTAGCTGTTAATTCTAGATAAGCATGCCCTCTTGAATTAAGTGAGCCAGTGTTAGCGTTGCCGGTAACAAATAAAGCTGCCCCTGTTGTTACATCACCAGTTAAGTTTGATGTAGTAGAAACATTTATAAATCCAGTTACTGTTGTATTACCAGCTGCTAAAGTTTTACCTACAGTTGCGCCTTGTGTTGTTGAGATGGCTCCTGTAAATGCTCCTGTATTAGCAAGTATATTAAATCTTTTTGTTGATGTACCTAAGACAGCACCGGATGTATTGGATGTTGGTACAATACTTGAAGATGTTGTAATAGCCCCAGATGTATTAATTGTATTAGCACTTAGCTTCCATCTGTTTGTTGTATTACCTAATGGTACAGTATTGCCATTAGGAATGAATCCTATTGTTGAATTACCAACAGGTGCAAGTACAAATAAATGTTCTGTACCTGAGTTATCACCAATAGTAGTATTACCATCTAATGTTGTTTCTGCTGATACAGATAATGTTGTCATTGAAGCTACATTTAATGATAGTGCGTTATTACTTGATAGTGCTGTTGTACCTTGCACTGTTAAATCACCAATAATAGTTACATTATTACTAAATGAAGTATTTGGTGCAGCTGTCATACCTGTATCGGTAATATATAATTCACCACTTACTAGGTTAGCTGTTCCACCTGTATGCACTATAGCTGAGGTTAAAGTACCATGCGCTAAATCGCCATGTACTGTTAAGTTCTCACCAATCGTTACTGATTTTTTAATACCAGCACCACCTGAAGTTGTAAATGATCCAGTTGTATTAGATGTACTATTAGCTGTATTATCTATATCTATTTTACCATCAACACCTAAATGACTCGATACATTAGCAGTTCCTGTTATATCTACTGAGCCTGTTATAGATGTATCACCAGTAATTGTAGCACCAGATGCTGAGATAGTTAACCCATCAGCTACTGTTAAGGAATCACCGAATTCAACGTTACCTGATACATTAGCAAGACCAGTTATATCTGCTCCGCCATTAAGATCGGCTAAACCTGTAACTTCAAGACCAGATGATAATGTTGTATCACCGGTAACACCTAAAGTTGACCCTACTGAAAGGGAAGTACCTATACCAGCACCGCCAGAAGTAGATACACCTGCGCCGACAAATGAGCCGTCTGTTTCTATTGTACCATTTGAATATATAACAGCATTTGTTGTTGCATCACCCACAGTTATTTGTGATTGTGTTATTGCAACATTACCAGCTGTGATACTGGCTTGAGCTGTTACTGCTCCTTCTACATTTAATGTATCGTTTAAATCTGTTGCACCATTAGCTTGTAGATCGCCTGTAACATTAGCTGATGCTAAAGTTGCTTTACTAGTTGTTGATAGAGTTCCTGTTACTGAGGTATTCCCTGCTGATAATGTATTAGATACAGCAGCTGCTCCAAGTACAGATAAAGTACCATCTGTATCTATACCTGCTTTTGTTATGATTGAATTAACAGTTGCATTACCAACAGTTATTTTTGAAGTTGAAAGATTAACATTAGCACCAACATTCATTTCTGATGTTGCGTTTGCTATGCCTGTAGTTATTAATCCTGATTTAGCTCTTAGTAATCCACCAACATTAGCAGCACCTGTTAGTAATGTTGTTGTTGCTACTGATAGATTATCACCAACAGTGAGTGTATCCCCTGTAGTAACATTACCTGTTAATGTTGTAAGCCCTGATGCATTTATATTGGTTGCTTTTAATCCCCATCTTGCATCATTTAATCCTAAGTATTGTGTATTACTTTCAGGGTTAATATTAGATGATACTTCTGCAATAAAGTTAACTGAATCGCTATTAGCATTACCTAAATCAATATCTGCATTAAGAGTTGTTTTACCTGCAATAGTAAGAGTATTACTTCCACCAATTGCTCCTGTCACATCGGCCTTACCGCCTATCGATGTATTCCCTGTCACACTCAGTGTATTACTCACACTTACTGTATTACTATTAAGGTTCCATCTAGCGTCTGTTAGACCAAGGGACAATGCGTTAGAAGTAGGGTTTAAGCTTGAATCTGCTTCTGAGTTAAACGTTATAGTATCACTATTTGCTGATCCTAAAACAACGTTTGCATTAAATTGTGACTCATCTGAATCAACGGTTATTAAATTACCTGCTAGAGTAACTGATGTTGATGTACCATCATTATTAATATCTATTGCTGATATAGTAGAGTTGGCTTTTAATGTAATATCGTTAGCAGTAATTGTTGTATTATCATAATCAGCTGTTAATGTTGTACCATCCATATCAACTGTAGTAGAGTTAATATCTAACGTTGTACCAGAAACATGCATTGCTGTTGAATTAATAGATGTATTACCAGATGTGCTGTTTATATGCACATTAGAACTTACTTGTAATAGAGTACCGTTTGCGAATACATTTACTGTTTGTAATTCGACAAATGATCCTTTAACTGTAACCGAATTAACAGTAGCATTAGATGTAATATCAACAGTACCGTTTGATAGATTACTATTAGATGTAACATACAATGTATTAGATACTTGTACATTACCACCTCTTAAATCATTGTATACAGCAATTGTATTTGATTGTAGAATACCACCTGTGCTATTAACCCAGGCTTGTGTATCTTGATTGTAAACGTTTGATGTTATTACAACATTACCAGATGTAGAACCACCAACAGTATTTTGTTGAGCAGTAACAACCGTCTCGGATAGATCAAAAACTATCTGATTAGTTCTATCAACCCAAGCACCAAAGGTGTCAGTTTGTGTTGCAATATTAGCAGATTTATATTTTCTTTCAGCCATTACCTTATCCTAGAAGCTAGCTGACTGAGCACATCTTGTATCTCATGTAGAGATTTCGTTTGTGCCTTTACTTGAGATTTCATCTCTGCGATTTCATTCTCAAGCTGATCAACTTTTTGCATTTTAATTTGTTGTTTTCTCTTTCGTGCCTTGTGTGCATCTAATGCAGTCTTATTAGTATTTATGATAGCCCCAGAGTTAGTCTCTTTAAATAAAAAGGGTACATCTGTTTTAATAATTTCTGCCATATTATGCGCTCAATGCAATAGCTCTTATATCAGCTATTTTTGGAACCTTGTATTGTTTGTCTGATTTAAAGAGAACTTTTATTTGAAATAATCCAAAGTTCTCATACTCTCTACCTGATGAGTCAAAATATCTTAATTTATATGATCCGTCTGATTGTGGGTAAAGGAAAGCAGCTTGCTTTTCATCAGCATTTACTTTATAATGTAAAGCATTAGTAAATGATTTGTCAGCTACAGAAGTAAATACAACTCCTGTGCCGCTAGCTGATTCCACTCTTCCTAATACATAATTATCAGGTATAACATCAGTAATAATCATTAAATCACCAGCTGAATAATTAGTGTTATTAGCACCTGATCCTGATATTGTTGTACTATCAGCTGTACATGTCGCTACACCTGATTGTCTATTTGTATCTTCTATAGTAGGTATAGCTGGTACTGAATATTTAAACTCTTTAAAGTCAGTAGCTGTATCAGACGCACTGAATAATTCTTTCTGTCCTTCATTAAGCTTTAGCTTTGTCCATTGTCTATCAATCATTTTATCATCATCGCCTGGAGATGTAAACATAGCATATGCATCAAGGCTTGTACCAACTGGTCTATACCCTGTCACATACGTGTTAAGATCTTCTGCTTCCATACCTGAGGCAAGTGTTATAGTTTTTGAAACATACTTACTTGTTGTTAAACCTTGTCCATATATTCTTTCATCTGTATCAACATTATTAATTTGTGTTGCATATGTTTCAAGTAATGATAAGCCTTCTTTTGTATCTAATGTTGGTGTAACATTCTGATTTGTTGTTTTAAGCTTTGTAGTTATTACTACTGACTTAGCACCAGCATTATCTCTTATCTCATTTGACTTACTTAATACAGCTGAATTGAAAGATGTATTTCTATTAGTAACACCATATATTAATGGCTTTGTTTCTGTAGTTGCTGGTGTTACAGTATCAACAGTTTTTATTGATGAATGTATAGTAGTACCTGTTGTCTCTGTTTTATATAAATGAGGCTGATAATGACTTACTACTGAATTATCAACAGATGTAATATCAAACGATGCAGCTGATTCTGTACATTTTATTGAATCACCGGCTGTAAAAAGATGCCCAGTTATAGCTGAAGAATCTCTTAATGTTATTTTATTGCCAACAACTGTATCATACTTACTAACAACACCGGTTGCTGTTTTAGCAGCATTTGCTGCAGCAATTCCAATTCGAGCACCGCCTACAATTGTTAGAGATGTATCTGATTCAACACTCTTAACAGTAACAACATCAGCTACATTATTATCAGAAAAGCTTCTAATTACTATACTATCACCTGATGAATAAGCAGATGAAAATGTTGTTGATACACCCGTAACTGAACTACTTCCTTTCGTACATGTAACAGTACCGCCAGAAAAAGCAGCTGGCACTTTATATACTTCTTCGTTTAATGCAATAGTCCCTGAGATATTTTGTATTGTTAAGAACTCTAAATCTTCATTAACTTGAACAACTTCACCCTGCACAGTTGGTTTAAATGTTGCTTTATTTAATCTAAATTTAAGGTCAGAATCAACAATAGGTGTCCAAGCATCTGATGCAGAAATAAACAACGCACCGTCTCCCCAGCTTGATGTAATAGGTGCACCGGTAATAATATCATTTTCACCGGTTTTAAGATACCATAGCTTAATATTCGGTGAACCGCCATCAGGACTTACTGACAATGCATATTGCTTACCTGACTTTAAAAATGGTGGTACATCAAAAATACATCTTGTTGGTATTGATCCATTACTTGATGTTTTAATATGCTTCGAAAGTAGATGAGTTGTCGCTAAAACTCTTTTTGTTGGAGCTCCATTCATTACTTCTTTAATCTGAACAGTTGCTCCTGCAGTTGAGTCTTTGCCCTGAAAAAACAGATCAGCTGATGTTAAATACAATCCATCTGCATCTGCACAATGCTCAGGTAAAACCCTAAACGTTTGTGCGATAGGATTATCACTTAATTTACTTTCTTTATACCATGTACTCATATTTTTACCTTAGCTTATAGTGACCGGCTTCTTCTGCAATACTAATTCTACCGCCACCTGAACCTGTTATAGCTGTATTAGCTTTCGATCCTGTTCCTGTTGTTGTTGTAACATATGCGTTTGTTACTATTGTTACACCTGTATCAATCGAATATGGGTTATCTTGTACTATACTTATGTCTTGTGTATTACCAATAGGATCAACATCAATAACATCATAATAGTTTTCATCCCACCACCAGTTCCAAGCATATGTATTAGTTGTTGAGACATCTGTATCAACATCAATTGTATCTTCTGTATAAGTATTACTACCAATTGTTTCATAGTCAAATGTAGGCTGTCTTGTTGTTAATGTAACACCTTGCTTATCTACTGAATAATTGTAAGCACTGTATGTTCCTGTAGCTGTTGATGTCGCGTTATCCATTTGACTTATAGTAGCTACGTCAGCAATAACCATTTGTCTGTCACCGACATTAAATGTACCTTTTGTTAATTGGAACTCAGCTGTTAATATACCATATGCATCAGATGTTACATTATCTCCAAAACTACCACCTTTTCGTACATTACTAGCATCATTTAAAAGTGTAGAAGTACTGCTTGTTATATTATCAATAACACCAGGTCTGAAATTAGAATTCTGAACAGTGTTATCAAAGAAAAGATAATGCCTTGTGTTTGGTCTTAAACCAGAAACAATGATCTTAATTGTTTTAGCTCTCATAAACGGACTAAAAGTTACATCAGTAATAAAGTCACCAACTTGAGAGGTATTCTCTTCATATCCCATAGCTAATTGCTGTGTTGTTTTAAGATATGTATCAGTAGTTGTTGTCGTTGTAGTAGTTACAGCTGTTTCTGTCGTATGTCCATGTGGCCAGCCCCAGCCGCCCCAGTAGTTATTATAACCATAATTACCACCATAACCATAATAGCCTTCATGACCTATATGATCATATCCGCCCCAGCCGTCCCAACCCCAGTAACCATAATTTTTAAAGTTAGTATCTGTTGTTGTGTTAACATCAACGGTATTAGCTGATGATGTACCAATATGTTCTATACTTGTTTTTGTCATTGGTAGAACGTCTTGAATATTATCAAGAAGATCTTTAACACCAGTAGACGTATCAATATAGATATCTTTTGTTGGTATTGTTGTTTCATCGTAACCAGCATCATACTCTGGTGTCATTTTTATCTTGCCAACGTACTTATAGAATACTGATGTACATGGTCTATAGTTAGAAGCTTCATCTTGTGATATAAAGTTTGATTCAGTAGGAATAAGCATCTGCAAACCATCACGTGATATCATGTTACTAGTGCTCTGAACTTTAAGATCAATCTGCTCTTTTTTAAATTTAGGATGATACTCAGTTGCAGTCTCATCTATACCAATATTAAACTCAATGTTTCTTGTATCGGCTGAATTAAAATCTGTAGCTGGATCAACAAAGATACCATTTTTAAATCTGTCATTACCATTTTCATCAGTAATAGCCATGTTCTGTGTTTTTTGCTCTAACTGAGATAGTGTAGTATAATATTCTAGATTCTTTAATCTTTTATCCATCTTAGATATATCTTTCATGGTATATCGTTTTGTATTAGATGGTTGTATTACTATTGACTCATTTGTTCTTAGTTTTTCTCTTGCTTCTTTTGAAGTTAAAGAAGGGAAAGGAGGAACAATGATTGTACCGAGAACTAATGCTCCAGGTGGATCTTGAGGTGGTACAGGCGTAGAAGAAGGTGCACCACGTTTAGTGACGAGATAGCCTTGTTCAGTGACAGCCAATTTATCTATTCTGCCTAAGTAGTATTCTATATTACTTTCAAACTGCTTATCAGGTGCAGCTTGGAAATGATCAATTGATCCAAATGATTCAGTTGCAGCTGGGTTAACTGTCGCTGCACTAATAGTAGCTGCATATGCTGCAGTATTAGCTACTTGTGGTCTACTATCAAGAGTATCTCTTAAATCAGCTTTAAACCCTGTATCAGAAACATATACTGGAATATTTTCTGGTTCTAATAATGTTACACCATCAGCTTTATAATAACTTGATGCTGTATAAAAACCAGCACCTGAAGCTGGGTCAGCAGCTTGAAAAACTTTACATTTAACAAGAAGCTTATCTGAACTAGTTAGTGATTGTGATGATTTTTTTGTAAGTTGTGAAATACCATAAAAGTTATCTCTACAGTTTTTCTCTAGTCTAAATCCTGTCTTACTTTCTGCGTTGGATTCAGCATAAGTAGATCCAACATATATTGCTTCGATAGAATCAACATCAGGTAAACCTAATGACCAAGGTCCGTTTGCGCCACCTGCATTATTATTACAATTAATTTTAACATAAACTTCTTTTAGAGTTTTCTTTAATGGTGTTACATTTGTTTTCTTTTCATTAAATGTAATATTAAATGCTTTTGAGCCAGTTATAGCACTACCTAATGCATCGGTAAGGTTAATTGTTGCTGTGGTTGATGATACAGAGATAGATACTTTATCGGTATCAATTGCTACATTATTAGCTAGACCGCCTGCTGTTGTTGTTGGTCTAATAATGAACTCTTTCTTTTGTTCATTTGTAAGAGTACCTGAATAAGGAAATACACCTGATACAGTTGTTACCGTTAGTGTGTTACTTGAAGTTGTTGCTTGCTTCTCGGTTCTGTAAATATAGTCTGAACTAGATGTTGACTTAATTGCTCTTGCTGGCAATGGCCATAAATTTGTATTGATTTGTTGCTCATTTAATACTGCTCTACTATTAACAAGAACAATATCACCAGTACCTGCACCATTAAGATGAATAGATTTAATATTTCTTACTGCTTTACCAGCAGACATTTTAATATCAAATACATATACTTTAAATTGAGCTTTTGCTGTTCCTTGTACACCGCTATGATATGCAAAGGCTTTTACTTTAGCTGTACCTATCTCAGTACCTGGAGATACTGTTAGATTATCAGCATCAGCAACTGAAGTACCAGCTGTATCTCTTAATGATACGGTTGATACAGTATTAGAACTAAAGCCACCAACAACCTGATCAACAATAAAATAGCTACCCATATTTTGAGTAACTACTTGATCTTCTGAGCTAGCAAATGCTACTGCTTTTTGTACAGGTAGTCTTGTTGTATTAAACTGCTCCGATCTAAATCCGCCAACATAATGTAAGCCTGGGCCTACTAGTACATTAAAATGAGATGTATTAGCTGTAATCGGTTCAGTTGATAGATGATTCTTACGTATTGTATAATCACCTGACTCGTCTTGAGTTCTTAATGCCATTTCATCTGAAATAGTATTAAATTGTGTTGTTAACTTTTTAGCAATAGGAAGACCTAATTGGAAATCCATAACAGCCATAAAGTTACTATTTGATCTTGCATCCTGTGTTGGTATAGCAACTAAGAATGGATCAAGTTTAAGTCTATCTGCACCTGGAGCATTCTCATTATTATATCCTGAAGCATTATCAAGAAGGGATGAATCAGCGTTCGAAGTAACAATTGTTTCTGAAACATCATAGCCAACGGAGACATTGTCGGGTAAGTCCGTATATTTTGATGCTATTACAAGTCCTTCACTAACACTAACAAAGTGTCCTTTACTATAAATTATACCTTCTGAACAATGAACAGCATATCCTTGACCAACACAAGTAGCTGCTGTAGTTACCTGAGCACCAGCTACTGTTACAGTAGTAAATAAAGTGCTTAGAGCTTCGTCTGAATAAATCTCAATATTTTCTGTTGTTGTAAATGTCTTAGCGTCATTTATACCAGTAGTAATATAATCAACATATAGTGTAGTTAAATTAGGATCTTGAGATACTAGACCGTCTGCATATTGTTGAATAATAGCAACTACGTTAGATGTAGCGCCTTTAGCGTAGTAGTTAAGATATGTAGATGGTGCTACAGGCTGACCATCAGTCTGTAAGTCTGTTATTTTAATGTAATCGTAATCACCGTCAAGCTTAATCTGACATCCTTCAATAATAGTACCTTCTTTATAGATATTATTACCAAATCTAGATACTTGAGACTGCAATATTGTTTGTAATTGAGTTAATTCTCTCGCTTGAAGCGCAACAGCAGGTTTAAAAAGAACTCTATGGAACTTTTTATCTCCATCATAGTCGTCGTAGTAAGGACTAACGTTAAAATCGGTATTTAATGTACTCATCTATATTCCTAAAAATCTATTATCAGCTTAAATGTTTCAGTCTGATTATTGTCTCTGTTAACTGGCACAAAGTTTTCTTTATATATTACTGAACCTGACCCAGCCTTTACTTCTGGTAGAGTAACAGAGTTTAATTTAAACTGCGCTGTGCTATTCGCTCCGTTTAAATATTTATCGCCCCCAGAGACATCTGACATCAAGAAACTGTTTCTAACATTAGTTAATTCAACAACACCATCACTATTGTCAGGATGTGCTAATACAAACCCTGATGCAAGCGACTCGCCTTGAGTTACTTTTTCATCTTCTAGTAGACCTGTTCCGCCTATTCCTGCATATGTGACTTCTGTATTATATTTAAATGTCTGTCTAAAAACACTAGTTGGTTGTGTGACAGCACTAATAACTGAATTACCACCAGCATTACCTGATATTGTTTCAGTCTGGAAAAATCCTCTAATATCTCTGCATGCAATGCCTGATGCATTAGCTGAAACAACAACTGCGGTTGCTCCTGAAGTAGCGCCTGTTATTGATTCACCGCTTGAGAATGTTGTATCAGATGATGAAAGTACTAGAGTACCGTTTGCAAAGAGCGGGTCTCTTAAAAGACCAATCTCTCTAAAATCGTTATTAGCAGCTAATTTGCCTGCTTCTGTATTAGCAATTGATATTGATATACCAATTTTACTAGCAAATAGTTCTGTTAAAGTATTAGATCCGTGTCCGTTTTCAGGCGAAATAATTGCTCTAGCTGTAGCTGTATTTGATATGTAACTATTTGATACTGCATTTGTAACAAAACCAGTATTACCTTGTATAGATACATCAGCATATGTATATCCTGAACCAACACTAATTATTTCTACATTAGAAACAACATTAGCATTTAATACATCATTAACTTTTGCTCTTGCTTGTGCTCCTGTACCATCACCAGTAATAATAACTTGAGGACCAATACTGTATCTAGAATCAGTGGCTAAATTAGTAGAGAAAGTATTAGTTAATAGCACTCTCTTTTCATTAGCAGTAACAATATACTCATCGATAATACCTAATTGCCCTGCACCTGTGCCTGATTCAACATAAAAAGATGATCCTTTATAGAAATCAACATTAGATGATAGTGTATCACCGGTCTGTATAACTGAAATAATATTACTCGTTGTACTTGAGGTAACCCCAGTAATCTCATCTGTAATACCAATATCACCTTTAATAGATGATACGGTTAAGTGAGTAGAGTTACTATCAACTACAATACCGTTTGCTGTACCAACAGTTGCTGATATCAATGCGCTTGTACCTGTAGTTGTTCCTATTGTAACAGCTGCTGATCCTGTATATGATCGCCCTTTTGTTATTAAGTTCACACCAGTAATTGCACCACTACCGTCTACAGAAGCAATATTAGCTGTTGCTGATTCTGTTGCTGTACCTGTTATTGTTAATGTATCAGTAGTAGAGTAACCAGATCCACCCTGTAAAACTCTTAATTGTTGAATAAATGATGTTTGTACTTCTTCTTTTACAAAGCCAGTTGTATCACCGAGATTAAGAACAGATGATGTTGTTCCTGAAATAGATACTAACTTAGGATCACCAGCTACGTTAAATTCACTAATAAACCCTTCAGCATATGCTGAATAATCTCTACCACCTTCAGTTATTTTAATAACTTGAAGTGTACCATCAATAGCATCGCTTTTTACATTACTATTTAAAACAACAGGCATAGTATTTGTTGTTGCAAACTTATCCATAGTAGCAACTGGAACAGTATACATATACTTCCATTGATAACCATCAGATGCTGTTATATATATTTCATCATTAGATGATGTTTCAGTTAATGAAGGTGCTTGAATTGAATTAGCTCCGTAATTATTATCTAAGCATTTAAATACATTATATCCTGATGTTTCGTTTACTACTACAGTAAAATTTTTATCCATTAAATGATCAGTCTGATCATCATACATAGCATATGATGTATTATTTGTCCAATTATTTCTTGTTACCATATGTAATGCATCAGCATCAGTAACTTGCTTACCACCAATCATATTTTGGTATGACTTATAATGAATATCACTTTCACTGTCTATAAAGTCAGGTGGTGATAGTTCATCAGTATAGGGTATATGATTACCGTAAAAAAGATACAGTAATGTATTAGCTGACTCAGTTAGAGATTCCTTAAACTGTTCAGCACTTAAAACTCTAAAATTATGGGCTACGTGTGTATGTGACATTATTAACTCGTTGTTATTACTACACCATTAGAGGTTGTAGTTTTATTTGAATGCGTTGTGCGAACTACTTCACCAAACAACTTGGTGCCAGCTAAGTGTAAAATTTCTTTTAGTTGTTCCTCATATTTAGCTAATGCAATTCCAGTTCTAGAAACATAAGAATACTCTTGATAATAATCACTATCTTGTATCTTATTGACATCACTAACAAATGATTGTCTATCTCTCCAACGTCCTTCTCCTATACCTTGATTAAGTATATTAGCTTTACCTGTTACAATAAAGTTTGTATTAGCAGCTGTAAGGTTAACTATATCATCTTGCCCGTAACCAAATCCTGAATCAATAACTTCTAGAGTTTGTGCTACACCATTAGCTGTTATAACATCAGCCTGTATATTA